ACACTCCGCGACAAGTACGACGGTATCGACTTTGACGAGAAGGCGCTGTATGCGCACGCTCTGAAGAACAAGATCAACAACCTTGATGCCGCATTTACCCACATGAACTGGGATCAGATGCAGACGGCAGCCAAGGATGCTGAGATTGTTGGAGAGAAGCGTGCAGCCCAAATCATTGATGGTGTACCCGGTTCCTCAGAAGGAAACGTGGAGCGTGCAGTTCGTGCGGTGGATTCGATTCGTGATGCTTTTTCGCTGGCAAATCAAGAACTATCCGATTCATAACAACTATCAGAAAGGGGTGATTTAGCATGGCCGCAGGAAACGCTGATTTCAATCAGATTCTTAGCACTACGCTAAAGAACTACATCCCGAAGTTGGCGGATAACGTCTTTACTGCCCGACCGCTGTTTTATGCGCTAACCAATGGACAGACATTGCGGCGCATCAGCGGGGGTGCAAAGATTGTTGTTCCGATCATCTACGGGACCAACTCAACCGCCGGTTCTTACGCAGGCGACGACACTATTTCCATTACGGCTCAGTCAGGCATTACGGCTGCTGAGTACGACTGGAAGCAGTACGCCGCTAGCGTAACGATCACCGGTATTGAGGAAGCCAAGAACAACGGTGAAGCAGCGATCATTGACCTTCTCGAAGGCAAGATCATGCAGGCTGAGGAAACCATCATTCAGAACATGAACACCATGTTCTGGTCGAATGGCGCTGGCAACGGCGGCAAAGACATGTTTGGTTTGAACGCCCTAGTTGGAACTGGGAACGACGGACCATCAGCAACTGGCCTTGCTGGTATCGACGCTACCGATGCCGACAACTCTTGGTGGAGGTCAACTCTCACCAATCAGGGTGGTGTCCTAACCGTTGCCGCTATGGCGACCATGTACAACAGCGTGTCTGTTGGTAACGACCAGCCGACCATTATCATTAGCGATCAGGACGAGTACGAGGCTTACGAGGCTCTACTCCAGCCGCAGTTGCGGTACACGGATGCCCGTGTGGCAGATGCTGGATTCCAGAATCTGCTCTTCAAGGGCGCCCCTGTGACCTTTGACAGCGACACCAACCTTGACGGTAAGATGTTCTTCTTGAACACCAAGTACCTGAGGTTGGTTGCTCATTCGGAGACTTGGTTCCAGCCAACTCCGTTCGTGCGGCCCACAAATCAGGATGCGCGTTACGCGCAGATTCTCTGCTACGGCGAGTTGACTACGAGCAACCGTTCCCGGCAGGGCATGATTTACGGGCTTACCGACTAACTAGGAGCAGAACTTGAAACGAGAAATCGCCCTTGTGTACAGCAGACATGCTGAACTAGCAGGTGCACGCGGCTCCGCGCCATCCCACTACGCTCCCGGCGAACGCTCTGGAGCGAGGATGGTGCCCGGTGTAACCGGCGACTTGGGGGAACCTCCCATTTCTCACGACGGGTTCTGTTCCGAAATGACCCGCCACGGGGCGCGCTGTAAGGCGCGTCCCGTGGGCGGGTCCACCCTCTGCATCGGACACACGAGGCAAAAGGCTGCCACCTGATGGCGGATATGACCCTTGTTCAAATGCGCACGCAGGCGCGCGCTATTGTGGATATCGACACGACAGATATCTCCGATACGGTTCTAAATACCATTATCGGACAGGGGTTTGATTCAATCGTTTACAGCGAGAAGCGGTGGCCCTTCTATGATGCCTTGACCACGTTCTCTACGGTCGCAGGCCAGAAGGATTACACTCTCGCTGCTGTAGGCGTTTCGGTAACACAGGGTTTGCGTGATGTCGTTGCGATACGCACCGACGATCATGTTGTGCAGTACATCGGTTCCGATGATGCCGACTCCAACTATCCGCTGGATGTTGCTTCGTCAGGGACGCCGTGGGAGTGGAGTTACTGGAACGACACGGTGCGGTTCTACCCCACCCCTAGTTCTGTTGAAACTATTTATGTTCGTGGGATTCGCAATGCCACAGCGTTTGGGCAGGGCAGCAGCGATAGCGCGGTCCCAGACGTTCCGGCCCCATTTCACCCTGTGCTAGTTACCTACGCTATCGCCAAATGCTACTTGCAGCAGGAAGATCCGACGATGGCGGACCAGTACATGCGCAGTTACATGATCGAACTTGACAATGTGGCACGCAGGTATGCTGACACGCCGTCACCTCAGCCATTGGTAGCGAATAGCCGGTCCTCAAATCGTTTCCTAGCCGGATGGGGGCGCCTGCGATACGCCAATACCGGTGGCGTTGAGTGGTAGCGGGCTATGGCCCGCAGAGAGTTCAAACTAGAGGTTCTGGAAGCCTTCACCGGGGGCCTGAACCTTCGTTCAGATCAGTTCAATCTCGCTGAGAACGAATCTCCCGACCTGTTGAACGTCCTTGTTGACCCGCGCGGCGGTATCCGCATGCGCGATGGTGTGGATCGCCTCAACACGACTGCGTTGAGTGCCGACATAAAGGGCATTTGGGGTTTTCATACCGATGGGGGCACCAGTCAGGTGATGGTCAACTATGACACCAAGGTCGCCTATGCCACCACCGGCAACTTCACCGACATAACAGGCATTACTGCTCGCACCGCAGGTACTCGCGTGTACGGAATGACGATGAACAATGTCGCCTACGGGGTGTCGGGGGACAAGGTTTCGTTCAAGTGGGATGGTTCCAGCGCAGCGGACCTTGGCCTTACGTTGGATGGTTCTGCGGGCAACTTCCCGCAGGCACAGTATGTGGCTTTCTGGAATAACTTTGCGTGGACGGCTAACACGGTCGAATCGGGGACAAGTTACAAATATCGGGTTCGGTGGAGCAACACCAATGATCCTGAGAAATGGTCCGCCGCCGATTATGTAGACATCGACAAGGGAGAACACGGTGATTACATCACCGGTCTTCTCCCGATGGGTGATCGTCTGTTGGTGTTCAAGTCCAACAGCGTGTATGCGATCTTCGGTTTCGATTCTGATTCGTTTCAGGTGGTTACGTTGACGAACAGCGTGGGTTCCACCCCGCTGTCGTCCCCGGTGCATTCTCCGTTTGGAGTATTTTTCTGGTCTGCCGATGAAGGCGTTTACTTGTATAACGGACAGCAGTTTGTTTGGTTGTTCTCCAAGTTGTCTCCAGCGTTGGACGATGGGCGGATTCGCACAACGAGTCCACCCCAGTTGGCGTGGGGGAACAACAAGTTGTACGTTTCGACCGATTGGGTTTCGGACGGGGCAACAACTAGGCGTGTGTTCATTTACGATCCGACGATCAGCGCAGACGGTTCTTGGGTTATGACTGACATTGATGTCGCACCGTTGCTGGCGTTTAGGCCACCGAATGCTGCGGCGACCGTTTATGGGGGCTGTGTTGCCAATACGGGGATTCTGATTGATGTGGAAGACGATCAGAACCGTACCAGTGACCGTTATGTTGGTTCTACGGAGGCACACATCAACTCGCACTTTGTCACCCGGTGGGTGACCGGTAAGAACCCTATTGTGAAGAAGCGGTGGGGTCGCCCGCGTGTCGTGTTGTCGGCTGAGGCAACGATTACGTTGCCGATTCAGATTTACAAGGATTTCGATAAGTCGGAACAGACGAACTCTTTCGACTTGTCGGTTGTTGGGAAGGTATCTCAATCGCGTTGGGGTACGGCTAAGTGGGATGATGCCGACCCGGATTCGTCGTATTTGGCTGAGTGGGATGCCATTTCGGCGGATTTGACTGCGAATGTACAGAATCTGCCCACACTTGGGACAGGAAGAAGTATTAGTATGAAGGTCAGCGGTCCTTCTTCAGACAACCACTGGGAAGTCAACGCGTTGGCTTTCACGTATACGCCAAGGAGACTCAGGTAGATGGCAACTCTCGCTGTTACGAATACATTCTCCGCTGGAACGACTATCGTCGCAGCGGACGTAAACCAGAACAACGACGATATTGAAGCGTTCGTAAACACCACCCCCGGTGTTGTTCAGAACGACATTGTTGACGCAAAGGGTGACATCGTTGCGGCTACGGCTGCTGATGCTGTTTCTCGTTTGGCGGTGGGTTCCAATAATCATGTTCTGACTGCCGATTCGTCGGAAGCGACGGGTTTGAAGTGGGCCGCAGCCCCAACACCGACTGACATTACGGTCGCTGACACGACCGATACGACTTGTTCGGTGGCTTTGTTTGAGTCTGCTACTGGTGATCTGGCTCCGAAGACTGATGGCGGGGCCACCTACAACGCTGGTACTGGGACGTTGACGGCGACCGCTTTCGCTGGGCCTTTGACTGGGAACGTGACCGGTAACGCTTCTGGTACGGCTGCGACCGTCACGGGTGCCGCGCAAACAAACATCACTTCAGTTGGAACACTCTCTGCTCTAGCCGTAACGGGCGCTGTGACCGCTGGGAGCGTGGTTGCTCCGTTGGCGATCAACGCCCAACTCGGCACTACCTACACGCTTGTTCTGGCCGACGCCGGGAAGATGGTCACCTCATCGAACGGTTCAGCCCAGACGATCACCGTGCCGCCGACCCTCTCACCAACGGACTTTGCTGTCGGCACGCAGATCATTATTCAGAACATCGGGTCGGCTAACGCCACGCTGGCCCAAGGGACCGGCGTGACCATCAACTCGAAGGACTCCGCGAAAGAGATCGACGGCCAGTTCGCCGCAGCCACGCTCATCAAGACGGCGACCAACGTCTGGTCGCTGATTGGCGCTTTGGCCTGATGGCTATTCGGCCAGCCGATCACGGGGTCGTCGCATCCAGCGCCGGGGGCGAAAAGTTCACCTACGCGACGACCGGTTCACCGACCGTCCGCACCCACGGCATCTACACCTCGGTGCATTACACCGCGTCCGGCAACTTTCAGGTGCTCACCAACCCCGACGCAATCACCATTGACCTATGGGTCGTGGCTGGCGGTGGCGGTGGCGGAGCGTCCTTCATCGGCCCTCCGGCGGGCTACGCCCTGACCGGCGGTCCCGGTGGGGCTGGTGGCGCACGGGCTTACACCGGAAAGACCGCAGCGGTGGCGACACACACCGTCACCGTCGGAGCCGGTGGAGCGGGCGGCAACTACTACTGGACGCCGGTCGAACTGGGATCAGACGGGTCGTATTCCAACTATCACATCTCCGGCGGCACCGACCAATGGATGACCGGGGGCGGCGGTGGTGGAAGTGCCGCAGGAACTTCTGATGGTCGGAATGGCGGTTCAGGCGGCGGCGGGAGTAGCGGGACCAACTCATCCGGTGGAAGCCCCGATGGCAGTCCGGGCACGCAGGGTTACGCAGGCGGCGGTGGCGGGTTCTGGGGCAACTGGTCGGGCGGCGGCGGCGGCAAAGGTGCCGCAGGCGGCGACCGTGTGACCTCCCCGGCGCGGTCCGGTTATGGCGGACAGGGCGGCACGAACGACTACGCCGACGGCACAACGAACGGCGTCGGTGTCGGAAAGTGGGCAGGAGGCGGAGAAGGCGGCGGTCAGACTTACTGGGCGCAAACTTACGGCGGCGGGATCTCAGGTGCCGATGCCACGGCTGGGTCAACAAACTCCGGCGGGGGCGGCGGTGTGGACGGAGGGTTCCACGCCGGAGCGGCACAAGGCGACGGCATGTCCGGTGGTTCCGGCGCCGTCGTGATCCGTTGGGTGACCGGCTGATGGCGCACTACGCAGAACTAGACGAAACCAACACGGTCCTACGGGTACTGGTCGTCCACAACGATGTGACGACCATCGACGGTGTGGAGGACGAGCAAAACGGCATCGACTTCCTCAACGACCTGTTGCCCGATTCGGGGACATGGGTCCAGACATCGTTCAATCGCAACTTCCGAGGCCGGTACGCCATGGTGGAAGGCACCTACGACGCGGCCAGCGACGTGTTCATCGCACGGCAACCGTTCCCATCGTGGACGCTCAACGGCGACAACGAATGGGAACCACCCGTCGCCTACCCCGGCGTCCCCACCGAGGCGCCGTACTACCGCTGGGACGAAGACACGACCTCATGGGTTGAGATCACTGAGTAATGAACGAGCCGACCGATATCCGACAGGTAAAGATACCGACCATCGCGGTCGGACTCATCCTGTCCGTAGCGGTCATCGCAGGAACAATCACATGGTCGTCAGCACGCACAGTGGCACGTATCGACCGCCTCGAAGAGTCGGTTGAATCCATTGAAGATTCGATGGATATGCACGCTTATGCGCGAGTGGAAGATGTTTCGGAAGACATTCGGGATTTAGAAACACGGTTGGCGGCGATGGAAGACTTGTGTAGCCGTGTGGACGCAATGGAGGAACTGGTCGCTGGGGTGGCTTCCTCTGTAAGCGCGTTGTTGATGCAGGACGAGCAGTCTTTCTGGGAGGACTGATGCCTACAGTCGTGTACAAGCCGACACATAAGATGTTGGGACAGAATGCGCGTTCTATTGAATACGAACTTCGCAAGATTCAAGAGAAGTTGGACGATTTGGAAGCGCGAGTGACCGCGCTGGGCGGTTAGGAGCAGGTATGGGTATCAGGCGGGCAGCATCTGAGTATGGGGCCGTTATTGGCGATCAGGAACTAACTGTTGCTGGTACGGCGATTGCTTTGACTGTTCCTGCGGGAGCGGTTTCGGCTATGTTCACGAATGGAGCCGAACCTATTCGGCTCCGATGGGATACGCCTACAGCGAGCGTCGGGCATTACATCAATCCGTACAGTGTCATTGATTTGTATTTGGATGACTTGACTGATGTGAAGTTTATTCGCGTTTCTTCTACCAGCACAGCCTATGTCACCTACTTCGGCTAGGAGCAATAATGCCTACGAGGATTACCCAACGTATAGATCAGGTTCCAACCGGGGACATAACTGCTGTGACGACGCCTTCAAACGGGGGTTTGTCCGGGGGTGGGACGAGTGGCGCTATTGCCCTTACTGTGGATGCGAGCAATCTGACGGCTCTTGGGGCAACAATCGCAGCGACAGATTATCTGGTGATGTACGACACAGATGGGACCGCGACGAAGAAGGTGTTGGTTTCTAACACTTTGGCCGTGTGGGGGTAAGCGGTGGCTTATCCCACTTATCAGGCCCGCGCTGAAGGGATTGATGCCCGTACTACCGAATATGGTTATGGGGTTGATGATATTCAGCGTGCGAGTGAACGATTGGATCGTTCCTCTGCGCTGGAGGGTTTTACGTTGAGTCAGAACTTCAAGGATACGTTGCGACGTATTCCGGGTGCTTTCAATCAGCGTGGGATGTTGGATTCTGGTCAGCATAAGCGGGCGCGTGAGCGTGCGTATGGGGCGCAGCAGATGGCGCAGATGGGCGCTATGTCTTCTCAGGAGGAAGCGCGTTTACAGTTGGATCGTCAGCGCAGCATGTTGGAAGAGAATCTTTATGGGGGGTTGGAGTCTGACGCCATTGCGAACGCTTTGAGAAGGTTTACTTTGACTCAGGCGTTGCAGGGGATGGTCTGATGGGTGGTTTCGGGTATCCGTTTCCTGCGGTTCCAGATGATGGGAAGAATCGGAGTCCGTTTAGGTCTGCTGAGGACGTTCTGACGAGTCCGAATGATTTGGATTTGGGCATGTTGGAGGCTCTTGGTGTTACTCCGAATGCGACGAATAACCCGACTTTCCAAGGGGCGTCATGGGGACGGCCCGCGACTGGACCTAGCGTTGCGCGTGTAACGCATGCCCGCAATCAGGGCGGTTCTGCTCCCAGTTTTTGGGATGAGGTTACGGATCCTGAGGGGTGGAAGTCGTTACTTCCCGGTGGTTCTGAGTGGGATGCCAACAATGCCGGATTCATGGAGGGCCTGAGGGGTATTGGTGGCCCCCTCTTGGATGCCGGTTCCGCTGTGTACAACTGGGCTGGCGACAGGGTAGCGGGTCTGGACGAACAAGTTTCCAAATGGGATGACCAGATGGATTCCGCCATCGGCTCTGTCGCATCAGGTATTGGCGGAGCCGTCAAGGGTGCTTGGGACGCTGCTGGCAACTTTTTTGAAGAGCCTTCCGTTTGGACTGGTGAACGACCCACTCTGCTACCGGGCCGTGGTGTTGGGCCTGCTCAGGCGCAACTTCGTGCACTGGGGGGTAGTGCTTCCGAAGCGGAACGATACGTATCGGATTTGCAGGCGCAGGGTGATGACGCTGGTGCGCTTCTGTTCGCTGAAATGTATGCGGAAGACACTGGTGTCAATCTGATGGATGTGACTTTCGATCCTTCGGCTCCAACGTATGACGACGCCGGGGAGATGACTCCCGCAGCGTCGTATGCCGAAATGTCACCGACGGACAGGAGCGAGTTCGAGACTTGGTATAACAGCCCTGCGGTTCAGGAGCATTATTCGACCCGAACCGGGTTCGGCGAAGCCGACCCGATGATCTTCAAGGACTTCAGGGCGGTTCAGCATTTCGTAAGCACGTTGCCTTCGGCTGCGGAGGTTGAAGAGCAGGCGAAGAAGGATGTTACGCAGGCGGAGGTTGATGCGTATTTGAAAGAGTTGGACGCCATGTCCGACGAGGATTACAACCAGATCGCAAAGAACCTTGGGTTGAGCCCGGCAACATATAAGACGGACGGGACTACTGCGGATAAGAAGTTTTTGGAAGAAGGCAATATCCGTGCCCACGAATCCGGTTCAGGGTTTGGTTTGGATCCGTCCGCTGATCCTTTCTCAACATTCACTATTGACCATGATCTGATTCTGGCACAGGTCGCTAAAGCGAAAACAGAGGAAGCGGCAGCAGCGGGCAACGGTGCAGATGGTGACGGTGCAGATGGTGACGGTGCAGATGGTGACGGCGACGATGGTATTGGCACCCAGATAGAAGACATCTTCTCAGGGCTGGTTACGGTAGAGCAACATGATGCCATCCGCAATCGCATGGCAGAACTGGGAACCACAGACCTGACCCAAGCGATCCGCAACGAGTTCGCTACGATCACAACCCCAGACTATTCGGCAGACATCCTTCAGCGTTACGACGAGATGGGTACTGCCCTGAGTGACGCTGCTGCGGAACGCACCCGCGTGTTGGAGGAATCCACCACGCGCGCCGAAGGACGTATCGGTGACATCAAGACGGGTTTGAAGTCTGAACTGGAAGAGTTTGAGGTTGGCCGTAAGGCGCAGCAGACCACCATCGAACAGGGCGTCATTGATCGCACCACGAAGATGGAAACCGATCTGACGGAACGGTTGGATGACATACGGATCGCTCTTGGCGATCAGGTGACTTCAGAGTTTGAAGAGGTTGCGGCGTTGGCTGGAACTTTGACGAGTTCTCAGGCTACGTCTTCGCGTGATGCAATCAGTAGGTTGACTCAGATTGGGAACATGGCTGCCGCAGCCCGCCTGTCTGCGCCTGCTGAAATGAGTGCTGAGGCGCTTACAGCGTTGAGCGATCTGGAGTTCAAGGTTACGAATGAGATTTCTCAGGGTCTTGCGGATTCGCAGGCTCAGGTCAAGATGCAGCAGGCTTCTGCTTTGTTGCAGGAAACGATGCGGCGCGGAGAGTTTGAAACGGAGAAGCAACGGTCTTTGGTGGAGTCTGTTCTTCAGGAGACTTTGCGTGGCACTGTTTATGAGGATCGTACGAAGGAGATGCTTGCGCAGGCTCTGATGCAGGAGGATCAGTACGTGCGTCAGTTCAATGAGGGCGTCGATCAGCAGTTGGCGGGCGCCGAGTTGCAGAACCTGTTTGGTACGCAGGATTATGAACGCAAGTTGGACATGATGAACCTGACGCGTAGTTGGCAGACCGCCGACACGTTGCAGGGGCGTGGTTGGCAGACTGACGACATGAATACTACTCGTGGCTGGCAGGAATCGGATTACCAGAAGGCTCTTGACGACCAGAGGGCTGATGCGTTGACGGCGCGGGGTTGGCAGCAGGACGACATAGCGGCTGAACTAGAGCGGCAGCGGGCTGCCGATTTGGCGGCACAGCCTGATATGACGAAGGTGTTGAACAGGCTGCGGGCAACATTCCCTGATGTTTCTGATTCGATGTATTCCATTGCCATGCATGTGAAGGACATGGATCATAATCCTCCGATGAGTGAACCCCACCAAGAGGACGTTGATTGGGAGGCGCCGGATGGTTGGCGTGGGGAGACACGGCAAATCAAGGTCGTTGAGAATGGTGTGGTGGTGCCGAAGTTGCAGGTTGTGGATCAGGTGGGTGATTCTCAGGCAGAGGTCTATTTGAAGAGTTTGACTGACGGTGCCATTCTTTACGTCGATTCTGTCGATAAAAGCACTCAGCGTACGCCAGCGTTGAGTGCGAAGGATGCTGGTGTCTTGCGCGCTATGGTTGATGCGGCCCTTGGTATGGATGCTTCTTCGGATATGTATGCAAACTTTGAGAACATGTCGGAAGACGACTTCTTGCGGTGGTCGTTGGACAATCCGACGGGTCCGCTTCACGCTGCGTCTTATGGTGATACTTCTGCTTCGCCGGATGCCACTACGTCTACTGTGAACCAGTATCGTCCGCCTACGCCTACGACGACACAGGCGGCAACGCCGGACGGGCTATCCGCCAGTTTGTTTGGGCCGGGGCCTTTATGGGGGCCACAAGGCGCTCCCGATTGGCTCAAAGTTCCTGCCGGGGGCGATCTTTCGCCGCAAGGAATCTCTGCATGGCTGGCCGCGAAACTGGCCGAACTGATTGACCGGTAGCCCATTGTGGCCTCCAGAGAAGAACTTCTAAAGATAGCCCAACAGGGTGTACGCACTACGGGTACGGGCGGTCGCACTTTAGACATAACCAAGATTCTGCCCACTATCAGTGCGGAGGATTGGGGCGTTGAGGGGTTGGGCCGGAACCGCTCCATCGGCGGTGGAGGCATCCCGTCGTCGCCCGGAACCAACCGGTACATCTACAACCAACGGATGGCGCAACTCCCTGTGCCGCAGATGCCGGGGTATTACGCCAACTTGGGCGTATACGGGGACGCATGGAGCGCAACCCCTGATCCTGTCAAAACATTTCTGAAGGACACCGGCACGCGCCTGTTGTCAGGTTTGTATTCTTTGGCAATACCGATCTCAATGAGCGCCGGGATAGTGGGCGATGGGGTTGTCGCAGCGAACGATTGGGCTTGGCGCACGTTGGGGATGGGTATTGGTGACGCGTCGAAGACTTCGGCGTCTGCCGCCCGTCTTCGGGAAGAAATCTGGGGTCCGAACGGCGACGCTGGCATCATGGAGCGTTTAGGCAATGAAATGGAACGCGTTTGGGATAAGCGCAACCGGGGTGCCCATGAACACTATTACGGGTATGGCGATACTTTCTCAGCAATAGGACTCTGGCAGGATGCATCGGTTGGAGAAATGGATTGGTGGTACAACCGTGGGTTGGCTGTAACGCTGGATCTTGTCACCGATCCGTTGAATGCTTTGCATATTGCGGGTGAGTCCGCTAAGGCGATCCAGTATGGGTTGAGAAGTTGGGGGCCGAAGTTATACAACGGTTTGATGCAGAAGCGTGTCGTCTTCGAGAATGCTGACCTTTTGGGTCGGTTGGGTGACGACGGAATCAGAATGATTGACGACGCGTTCAATCAGCCAGAGTTCTTGAAGAATCTCGCTGATGATCTGATGCACGGTGGCAGCAAGGTTGTTACCCGTGAGGGTGACGACATCTTTATCGACATGTTCAGACATGCCCGCATGGAAACGAGCATGGCTCCCACGGGGACTGTACGCGATCTAGCAACTGGGGTGTTTATGGCTGGTGGCCCTCAGGGGACTTTGGGTCGGGTGCCAGTTTTGCTGAGGGTGCCAAAGAGCCTTGTCGATGATTTGCCTCAGTTGGTGAGGGATTCGGTTGAAGGCGCTCTGGGTTCATTGGGGAAACTAGCGCCAAAGGATTACCGCCGTATCGGCGAGTACATGCGTGAAGTTGGTTTCGATCTCAAGTTCCGCAGAGTCGGCGAAGAGGGTTTCACGGAGGTCATATCGAAAGCGGCCATCAATGAATCAATGGAGTTCGCCTACAAGTTGCCGGGGACTGGTTTCATTGGGCGCAAGTTTACGAATCCGGTGCTTCGGACGTTGGGGCTTGATGAACTAACCGGTCCCCATCCGATCAAAATCTTTAGTTTGGAGAATCAGTTTCTTGGCCTTCCGATGAGGAAGGCCATGCAGGGGTTCCACAAGTTCTTCCTTGGTCGCGGCAACCGTTGGACGGGCGGTGGGCGCATGAAGGATGTCAAGAAGTTGATGCGCAACCCCAATACGAACCCGCTCTTGGTGCATGAGTACAAGGGTGCGATTGCTGATGCTGCGCGGGGCGCGCAGATGGGTCGTCGGGCCTATCAGGAGATGGATCGTCTTTGGAGGGAGTTCAAAACGCTTGCGCAGGCGCATCCGCAACTTGCTGGGGAAAAGGGTGGGGCGATCATTGGTCGCGCTATGGGCGGCGATCCCGCCGCTTTAGCGCAGATGAAGCAGATGGATCCGGCGTTGGAGGCGGGCGTTCAGGCGTTGATGCCGAGGATCAATGAGATAGCGAATGCGCGTGGTGGCATGAGTTGGTTGGGGAGGGTTGCCAACTATCGTCCGCGTCCTTTGAGTGAGGCCGCTGCCGCACGTATGGCGAAGCGTGGGTTGGGGCAGAATCGTCGGAGCGGGAAACCCTTTGAGCCTGCGGGTTTCGAAAAGGGACGTTCCTATATCGACGTTGAAGAGTTTACGACTCTTGTCAATAAGAAGATTGCAGATGACTTCGCCAAAGGGATAATGACTTCCCGCGATGAGGCCATAGATGCTGTTGCCTCGCGCGGCAAGATGGATTCGATTTTCGGCCAGAAGTTGTACAAGCCGGGGACGATCAAACCGGATGGTTCTGCCGCTAAGGATGTTGAAACGCAGGTTGCGGACATCATGGGCGAGATGGCTATCAACTACAGCCTGTTTGAAGAGAACGCGTACAAGTTTGTGCCGGAGTACATCAGGGGTGTCGCTGCCCGTACGGGTGAGGTGTTCACGGAGCATCTGTTGTTGGAGCAGGGCATCTTTATCGACCGGATGGTTCGTTTGAAGGCTGCTCCTACGAAAAAGGTTCAGTGGTCGTGGTCGCAGGTGATGCGGGCGCAGGCTTCTTTGAAGCGTACTGGTGGTGCGTTGGAGGGCACTTTGAATGCTCACGCTACGGCGTTGGGCGATGAGAGGGAGATGCTGGCGAGGCAGATAGCGGAGCAGGAACATGTTGCGCGTTTGGCGAAGACGCGCTATCGGACTGTTGTGGATGAGTTCGATGTGACGACCAAGGAGGCGTTGGCTGCGG